GTTCTTACCTGATTGGGTCTTAACCACCAATAACTGTCACGACCTCCAGCTTCCGCGTAATTAAATGCTTCACCGAAGTCGATATTACTTCGTGCCAACCACTGTTGCCGAGGAAACGCGTACTGCAATGCCTGAAAAATGGGACCCATTTTATAACTTCGTGCCGACCTGGTGTGCTGGTTAGTATTACCCAGCACACCTCCTATCCAACATCCCACAAAAATCTTAATCATGCCTTCCAACACCCGTGCACAACGCTGGTGTTTCACCCTCAACAACTACACCAATGGCGAAAAACAACTCCTCGCCGACCTCTGTGATTCAGACCACGTCAAATATGGAATCCTCGGATATGAGCGTGGAGACAACGACACGCCCCACATTCAGGGCTTCGTCATCTTCAATGACCAGCTCCGTTTCAACACCGCCAAGAGTCGCCTCGGCCCCCGCGTCCATCTTGAAGCCGCCCGGGGCACCTCGGCGCAAGCCGCGGACTACTGTAAGAAGGACTCCGACTATGATGAGTTCGGATCGCTACCCTCAAGCGCCGGCAAGCGCACCGACTGGGAGCGCCTCAAAGACTGGTGTGACGAAAGGACCACCATCCCCAGCGATTATGAGCTTTTCGACGCCTTTCCCTCCCTATACGGTCGTTACAAAAACTCCGTTCGAGAAATTTGTCGTTTACGCATTACTGTCACTCCTAGAGGAGATGGAACCCTCCGTGAGTGGCAGCGAGACCTTGAGTCAGAGCTCGATAGAGAGCCAGATGACCGAAAAGTAACCTTTTTGGTTGATCGTGAAGGTAATTCCGGAAAAACTTGGTTTGTCCGTTACTATTGTGAAAAGAACCCTATGAAAACCCAACGTATGAAATCTGCTAAACGTGACGATATGGCCCTTGCTCTTAAAAGCGGAATGCGAGTCTACTTCATTGACGTCCCTCGGGGAGGAATGGAGCATTTCCAGTATTCTATCACTGAAATGATAAAAGACCGCGCCGTGTTCTCTCCTAAATATGAATCTTGCATGAAAGAATGGGATAATAATTCCCATGTCGTTATCATGTGCAATGAGGCTCCATCTATGGATGCCTTATCTATGGACCGATACAATATCAAATATACACACAACTACTCATTCAACTTCGGTGGATAAATATGGTAATATTTTCCTAACGACTTCTTAATCTATACGCCCTTCCCTTCTTGGAAAGACGCCACCCTCTTCTCCAATAATAATAACCAATATCAACTCTCAACTGGCCTGCTCGCATGGCCCGCAAAACTTCATGCCGAACCGCCGTACCGGTTAGGGCACGACTCAGTTTGAACAAATAGCTGTACGAGGGCATGGGGTTAGGGTTAAGGGTTTAATCCCTCGTCTCTCTGAAGTACGTAATAATACGTGCCTCTTCACCAATGGCAGCTTCAACTCCTGCCGCTCCTGATGCTGCAAAGGGATCATCCAACCAATAAACAAAAAACAACTGTTCAGTTGGTTCCAGACTTGAAATATTCGGCTCAAACGTGACTTGACGCGCCAACTTGACGTAAATCTGCTTCAGACGGAAATTACTGCCCTTCTCCGGCCAATACACGACGTCAGTCGCTGTAGGGCTATCACTGTTAGGTCTTCCTGGGTTTAACGTGATTCGTCCACGACGTAACACTGCAAACAAATCCGTATTGATCTTTGCATTGACCCACTGCAATCCATTTAGTGCATCACTCGGTTGTTGCGCTCTTGTATCAGCATATCCTCTAAAGAACTCCAATGTGGGAAACGTCGACCCGGTCGACTGCCCACCCAATACTTGAGCATGCGGATGAACAATTGCCCAGTTCAAAATAAACATCCTCGGTTTAAGGTTGATGAACGCCAGTTCCAACCGAAATCCCCGGACATTAATAATATCACGCAGTCTCTGATCAATAGCCGTTCCTCGAGCCACTCGAATCAATGGGACCTTATATATCTGACGGCTCTGCTTCGTCTCCCCACTGGTGACTAGCGATGTCGTTTTACAATTGCTTGTTCCCGGCCGAGCACCAACGGTGCGGCGGGCCGCTCTTTTCCACGACCTGGTCCGGCGACGCCGGACAGCATACATGCGGGTATAACCCCGACGACGCCTCACTCTCCTCGGACTGGGAGTAACAGCCACATAGCGCCGCTTGCGCGCGGGACTTGAATACATGTTATATCTTCGTCTACTGAGATCTGTTCTTACCTGATTGGGTCTTAACCACCAATAACTGTCACGACCTCCAGCTTCCGCGTAATTAAATGCTTCACCGAAGTCGATATTACTTCGTGCCAAC